CCAACGGGGCATCTCCTAGCAGTGACATCACAATTCCCGCTATTGGTAGCAGCGGAGATATTGAATTAGTCATTCAAGGTACTGCAAACAATACTGCTGGTACCGTTCTTACGTTCACCCCCACAGGGTTCACTCAAACTGCTCAAAACATTGCAACAAATGGAAACGTAAGCACTATCTCAGTTTGGTCAAAGAACCTTTCTAGTTCCGGCACAGCAGTCACCGTTAAATCAGCAACGACTCAAGGTTACGCTGGCTGGCAAAGTGGAGTCGGCATAGCCGTCAGCGGCACTTCTGTCGGCGTTGTCCTGTCCGGTTCTGCGAGTTTGACAGCGGCGGGAACATCATTCTCACCAGCAATTCAGGGTTCGGCGAGCCTGACATCAACAGCGACTTTGGCCGCTTCGGGATTCAGCGTTGTCCTTGGATCTTCCGGCCTTACATCATCAACTGATCTTTCTGCCACGGGTACACGAGTAGTTGTTGGTTCAGCGACACTCACTTCTTCGGCGAACCTAGCCGCAAGCAACAACCTTCTCCAGACACGTTTCGTCAACGACACCTATGACCGACTGACTCTCAGTGAGGGGGTCAACTCTCCTCTTGGCCGAGCCAGAAATGTTTATGAAACAATCTCGACAAACGACTCTCTGTACCCCTTCACACAGAAGACACGTCAAGCCACAGACTCGGTCACGTTCAATCAGTCCATTAGCCAATCCAACGGCAGAAAAGTAACGGATTCGGCCAAGGCCTCGGATTCTTTGTCAATCACGGTTGCTTTGAAAAGCAACGTCAGTGACTCAGCAAAAGCCACTGATAGCGCCTACCCAACGTTGACAAAAACTCGTATTGTTCTTGACGGCGTTTTTACGGTAGAGGCGACCTCTAAAGGAAATGTCGCTAGAACTCGAACAGTCACAGAAACGCTAACGGTGTCTGATGCTTTCGATATTTTGTCCTTGCATTTCCAACGAACAGCAATAGATCTCGCAGCACCGTCCGAAAGTTTATCCAGCAGTTTGATCAGCGGTCTTAAATACGTTGGTTGGGGAATACCGGTATAGGAGCATGAGATGAACTATTCAGCGAATTTCCGAGCCGTCGTTGTGGACAACGCCGACCCCAAAGGCCTGTCACGAGTACGTTTACGAATACCGCAAATCCTTGGTGACGGACCCACTGGCTGGGCATACCCCATTGGAAACGGTTCGGTGCCAGCGGTCAACGCGGCGGTCTGGGCCACATTCGAGGGCGGAGATATTTCGTTCCCGGTGTATCTCCCATCGCTAGCCGGTTCTTCTCACACTCATCCCGAGTCAGACGTGGCATCCCTTGTTAGCGACATTGCAAACCTTTCAACCACCAAAGCCAACCTGTCCGGGGCGGCTTTCACGGGAAACGTTTCGACAACCGGAACTCTCACAGCCACATCGACCATTTCAGCCTCCGGACTTGCCGGATCGCTGCTTTCTTCCGTGACCCCGCTAGTTAACGGCGTTGTAGCGGCAGTCGGCACGTCGGCCACCCCAAGTCGTGAGGACCATGTTCACCCGTCGGACTATAAACTCGCACCCCTGAGCGGTGCCGCGTTTTCGGGAAGCGTTTCTACGACCGGAACTCTGTCCGCCAGTTCAACTGTGTCAGCATCAGGTCTTGCGGGGTCGTTGCTATCGTCTGCGACACCCTTGATCAACGGAACTGCGACACAGGGCGTGTCTACCATTCCAAGTCGTCAAGACCATGTGCATCCAACGGACACGACACGAGCGGCGTCTGCACATTCGCATGCGGAGAGCGATGTGACCAACCTTGTTACAGACCTGAGCAATAGGGCTCCATCTGCCAGCCCAACGTTTACTGGAACCGTCAGCCTTCCCTCAACGACCAATTACAACGGTCTGCAAATGAAACGTGTGTATTCCGGTAGTGTTTCCGTATCTTTCACCAGCGGCACCGGAACGTTGTCGTTTCCAAGCACGCTTCCATTCACGCCATCGTCGGTCATCGTGGGGCAGGGCGCGTTGACTGGAACTGATCTGTTTGTTGTCACCTTGTCTGGAGCGGCTACCAGTTCAAGCGTGGGACTGAAGATATGGAAAATTACCCTTGCCGCTCCTCCCGTGATCTCTCAGCCAACCACGGGAATTACGGTCTACTGGGTTGCATTTGAATAGGGCAACTTATTAGCGCTTGTAAGGGATACTGAAAAGATGTCCGCCAAAACAAGAACCATCACCGAAGTCCTGCGACTGTCGGATTCTGTTGATGCGTACCTCAACTTTGCGGCTGATCCGGTGCCCACCCTCGAACGAGTGTTTGTCAACGGTCACGTCGGCCAACCCCAAGGCCGTTTCACCACTGAGTTCGAGTTGGACGGCATTTTCCGAGGAATGCGAGACGACCTTCAGCGCCGCGTCGGTATGCAAGTGCAGTGGTCGCTATGGGACCCCCAAGCCACCGAAGTGGACGACATCTATAGCGTCGGATCACGCGGCATCGGTCGGCGTTGGAAGGCACCCTTTGAGGTTCCGGTGATCGTGGCGCAGGTTTTCCAAGGACAGAGCGTCCAAAACGAACGAGGCTTTTACAACGCTGACGTTCTGCGTCTCACGGTATCTATGGACGACGTCAACAGGTTTCTGCCGACCCTTGTCGATAGTCCAGATATCCATATCCACGACCGGGTTCTGTACCGGGGATCGGTGTTCAGTCCGACCCGGCTCTATCTTCGAGGCCAAGTGCTGACTTCGTACACCGTCTTGACCATCGACCTCAATCAGGTCAAGTCAGAAGAAATGGTTAATGACGATCAATTCAAGGGTTTTGCTAGTTGACACCGCAAGTTGCTTGAGTCGTGTCATATCAAGTATGCTGAGTGCGCTTCCTTCAGTTCCATAGGCACCACAAAGGCCCCCGCAGAGCGCCCCTGTCGGGGGCCTTTGGCTTGTCCTGACACGGATCGTTGAGGTCCGTAACCTCGAGGTAAGCCCTCTTCTTAGGAGCAGACTTTATGCCCTCGAATTACCCTTCTGCCCTTGACTCTTTTGTTAACCCGACTACCTCAGACAGCCTCGGGTCTTCGGGCAAAGAGCACACGGTGCAGCACGAGCAGGTCAACACCGCCGTTAATAAAATTGAGTCAGAACTAGGCGTCAACCCCAAAGGCTCAGCAACATCGGTAGCCGCACGCCTCTCCAACATCGAAGCAAGCATCACCACAGCGGCCTCGACTGTCAGCGGTGCGTCGGGCACGGCCCGCAACTACACAATGCAAACGCTGGGTGTGAACCGCTGGAGGCTCACAACAAACGAGACCGCTGAAAGCGGAACGGCCACGGGTTCTGACTTTGAGATTAGAGCGTTTAACAACGACCAAACCTATCCGGCAGCGGGAACAACGACCGGTGTTCTCACTGGAAGTTCCTTGGGCGCGGTGCTCAGGATTACACGATCAAATGGCGCAGTCGCTCTGGGCGGTGCCCTGTCCGTCGCGGGAGCCACAACCCTCGCGGGAACAACTGTTTCTGGAAACCTGTCCCTCGGCGGCGGAGCGACCTTAGCCAGTAGCCAAACCCTGACAAATAACGGCACAATTTCCGGCGGCACTATCAACGCCACAACCCTTCAACAAGGTGGCGTTGGCGTAGTGCTCAACAATACGGCCACGTATTCCTTAAGCACCAGTGGAAACGCTGCCACCGCAACGCTGGCAACTAAAGCAAACACCCTTGCCAACGGCGGCGCTAACGGCACCGCCATGACGTTCACGTACAGCGGAGTGGCTACACAGCCGACGTGGCTGTGGGGGACCAGCGACGGAGGCAACAACTCTGTTTTTCAATCGGGCAACTTATCTGTGGCCTCAGCCACTAATGCAACGAACGCCACTAACGCCACGTACGCCACGTACGCCACGACTATCTACAATCAATTAACGGGCCTTTACAAGCCAGTCATTGCTGGTCAGAAGTCAATTAACCCGGGCGCTCTTGCTCCGGGAATCGGAACCAGCATCGCGTTTACCGAAACGAACGGCTACTACGTGACGCTGACTCAGGCCAGTCTTCCCAGCGGCTCTCAGTGGTTCAAGTTTGCGGTCAACACCGTGTCCGGGAATAACTACCTTTACGCCTACAACTGCCATCCCACAGACACGTTGAACATTGGCACCGTCACCGTGAACTACTTAGGGATAAAGTCCTAACCGCGAATTAGTTAGCGCAGACGTCATCACGGGACGCTCCTACCCTGAGAGGGAACCCCTCCCAAGGGGAAACCTGCCTAGGCCGAAAGGCCGACCTGCACTCCGCAAGGAGCCTTGCTATGAATAGTTCGTGGTACGAGCGCAACGAGAAGACTGAGTCAACCCCAGACAGTCGGTTGTTTTACGGAGCCATTTTTGACTCTTACCGGCCAGAGACCAAGGGGTCTGTCCTCATTCCCATCCTTGCCGGTATGGCCGGTTACGCCTTGGGCTCACTCCAAGCCAAGGCCAAGGGATAGTGATCGACACCGCGAGCATGACGCAAGGTCTGGTGCAGATGGGCGAGAAGACCGCCCGCCACATGACCTCCCGGCTACGCCGCTCGGCTTACGAGCGAGGCTGGCCGGTATCCGTCGCACGTCAATTGCGCGTGCGGCACAACGACGAGGGGTTTGACGTCGAGTACCCCAACGGCATCAAAAACATGGTCGAGTCGTTGGAGTACGGCACGCAGTCAGTTCCTCCCAACGCTGTCATCCGACAATTTCGGAACGCGCATGGCGTGAGGACAACTCTCTAATGCCATTCATTCTTAATGAGGACAAGGCCCTCAAAACCCTGTTGTCGGGAATTACCGTGTCCGACGACAAGAATCCTTCGCGCCCCGTGGGCGTGTGGTTTGGTCAGCCGGATATTGAAATTCAGGCGCAGGCCTACCCCTACATCACCATCGACCTCATTGATGTGTCAGAGGCAACTGATCGCGCAATGCGCGGAACAGTCCGAAGCGACTGGTGGTCTCACCTGCCCGAAGGTCAAGTACCTCTGCGAGATGGCGAAATCGTTCAATGGGATTACCCGATCCCGTACAACTTGGACTATCAAATTACGACGTGGGCACGACACCCTAGGCACGACCGCGCAATTCTCACCGCACTGTACGGGTCAATCATTACGCCTAAGTATCGAACGCTCTACGTACCTGAAGACAACACCGATAGATCAATGTTTCTTTTGGGAATGGCCAAAAGAGATCAGACAGAACAAGCCCGCCGTGTGTTCAGCAATGTGCTGACGGTTCGCATTCACTCTGAGATGCTTCTTGAAGAAGTGGTCAGAGCCCAACAGGTTCTCAGGATTAAAGTCAACGCTCACGACACGGACACCTAGGTCGCAACCAACTGACACCTCCACGGCATTTCCAAATACCAGAAAAACTCTAAGGAGACCATCCAGATGGCTAGCAACTACCGCCGCCCCGGCACCTTCGTCGAGGAGGTTCTGCTCCCGCAGCAGATTCAGGCCCTCGGCCTTGACGTGTCCCTTGGCGCTTTCGCCGGGCGCACCGAACGTGGCCCCGTCGGGGTCGCGACTTTCGT